TATGCAAACATTTTGTCTGTTCCAATGCCAGTGTCGGTAGCTAACGTACGTAATCTTGTCGCAAACACTTGAGCTGATTTGCTTGATAATCCAAAACTAGTATTTAATTTGGAATTTGATTCTTCAAGATATGTTAAATTTTTAACTTGGGCCATTATGCCAACGTTAAATGATGCTTGTATTCCGATTAGTTTGCCTAGCCCTTGCGATAATAACGCGTTTTTATCATCAATAACGCTTACTATCTTACCATATTCGTTAGCTGCAGCACTTAATTCAGGAATGTTATCTTGAACGGATTTTATTTGATTTTCAACGGTTATCTGGTCAGGGGTTTTCGGTAATCCTAGCCTATCAAGTTTTTTTAGACGAGCAATTAACTTAGTTTGATCTTGCACAATTATCCTTTAATTTAATATAAATATTCATTTAGGCAATTTCGTACGCGTTATTCTGTTTTTAATGGCTTGTTGTGCAGTTTCTTCATTTTGATTTAGTTCACTTCGCGATTTATTTATTTTAGTCACCCAAAATTTGCGAAGATGTATTGGTAAATTATATATAGTATCCCAGTCCCATCGTCCTTCTCCCGCCCAAACTAGTTCAAATAATTGATCATGAAGTTGTACTTGGTGTTCTGGTTTAAAACCAAAAAAGGTCGGCGCTAAGTTGAAACATGGCATCGAAGGTGCCTCCGTCTTCACCTTCAAATTGTACATTTAAATCTAGGCCTGGTAAATTGTCACTAATATATGCTCTAAACTTTTTAGCATCCAATGCACGCATATCAAATTTAATATAGTCAACAATAACATTTTTATCTCGATTGCCATTTATTTCCATGATTGATAATTCTAATAATTTAGATATTGCTCTATCTGGATCTATATTTTTTGATGCATCCATTGTTAAATATCTAAATTTTAACGTATCGCCTTTATCTGAAAATATATATTCAAACTCGCCGTTTGCATCTGGTATTAATGTAAATTTTTTAAATTTTAATTTTGATAAATCAACATCGCGATTTATTGAATTTTGTGTTTTTGGATCAGTAACAGTTACTGGATACAAGTTACCATATGCATGTATTCTTGCTGATATAATTAGTCCATCTCTATCTGTTGCTGAAATATCATTTACATTGACTCCGGGAGAAACAACTAATGATTCTAATAATTTATCAAATACAACGCCTGTTTTGATATATGTTGCATTTGTTAAAATATCTTCATCATATGCAGTCATATACCGCATTTCGACACTACCTTGTCGTAATATTGATGATTCGGGATATATTAACCCCTTGCTTGGCAATACCACAACAATTGGTGGAACTTTTGTTCTTTGTTGTTTTTCGTATTGTTGTTTTGCCGCATTAATTAAATCTAAATTGCGTAGTTCACTTGAAACATTACTCATATTGTATATCCTTTATAACTTTATTATAAATATGTACGAGCATGAAAAATGGAGGGTTTTTTTGCCCTCCATTATAATATTAATATTTTTAATTAGAAACTTAAGAATGCCCAATCAAATCGAAGTGTTAAATCAATTGTAACAACTTCTTCCGATCCCCAATCTAACGTTCCAAAATTTGATTCGGTAATAAATGCACCTTTTAATCTCCATTCTTCAATAATTTCGCCTAATGGTGATAATTGATTCAATACAATCTCTCGTTTATATATAGAAGAATACCCATCGCGGCCTGTTGCTGATTCATGATGCTGTCTAACCCATTCCATTACTGATTGAGCTGCACTTGGTACAATTGCATCATATAATGTTATTCCTATGGTACTCCAAACAGACTTTCCTTTAACATATCGCTGTACATTCATATGGTCTAATGTAATTTCTCCATTTGACAATGTAGGTTTTGCAGATGTTTTTATTAAATATGCCGGAATATCTTGGATATTCATAACAAATTGATGTTGTTTTTTAGGTTCCCAAGAATATGCATTTGACCAAAAATTGGTTTCGCCGCCATAATCTTCATAATTAGATCCTGGGTTTACTTGATTGACTGAATTTTCTAATGCCATTATAATTCCTTATTTTATAAATAAATATAATAATCCTAAAAAAAGTAGAACCATTGCCCTACTTTTCTTAAGAATTTAATTTATATTTTACTATTCTGGAAAGGCTGCGCCTGTCGGTTGGATATTAAAATCAAGAATAATAAATTCTGCGGTTCTAGTTGGTTGTAAAAATAATTGACCGTACATAATATTTTGATCTATTAAATCCGGTGTGTTATTTGTTGCGTCCATTTTTACAAGGAATGCAGATAAACCTTGTTGTGCTCTAACTTGTTCCATATATGGATTAACTATGCTTAAGAATCTATTACGTGTTGCCGCATTATTTGCTTCAAATACTAGATATCTAGTTGATGATGCAATAAATTTCTTAACTTCAATTAATAATCGACGTACATTTACGCGGTCTAATGCACTTGGCAATGACTGTAGTGTCTTTTGACCCCAAATCACTACTCCTTCATTAGGGAAGTTCGCAATAGGGTTTACACGAGCTTCATACAATGAATCACGATCTGATTGTGATAATCTCTTATATGTATCAGTTACTGATGTTAATCCGCCTCTGTTTAATCCAGCTGGTGCATACCATGGTGCAGCAATTCTATCATTAAATGCTAATACTCCTGGTACTACTACTGACGGTGGTACCCATACTGGTACATTGTTTGCAGGATTAATAATTCTTACCCAAGGCCAATATGCTGCTGTATAATTGTTGTCCAATGTAGTTACTTGATTTACAACTGTTGCTATATTATCTGTTAATGCATTTGTATCCATTACATAGAAAGTATCTTGTCTATTTTCTACTAATGTTCTTGCTGCTCCGGTTACTACGGGATGCAAACTATCAATGATGCCTGGCGTCACTAACATGTTCATATCATAATAATCTGTATTAGCTAATAATGAAAATGCTTTATTATATGCAACAGTACCAGTACTAGTTGCAGTTGAACAATCAAATCCAAATGTGTTTGCTGCGGTAATATTGTTACCGGTAAATTTTGGTAAATTAGGACGAGCTCCATCAAATCCGCCTTGCATTGGTACTATAAATTTACGAGTTGCAACTGCAATATTATCAGTAAACGTACCTGCAACTAATGCACTTTCAATTGATCCTGAATAAGCTGTTGCTAGAGTAGGAAATGCTGCTTCTGCATTTTGAAGCATATTACCTAAATAAAAGTCTGCATTACTTCCTGTTGTTGATCCTGATGTTGGTATTGGTGCTAAGTAATTCATATTACTTTGTACAGCATAATTAAATCCGAAATGGGTTCTATTATTAAATACTGAATTTACTACCTGAGTTGTTGCATATTGTGCTGCTCTTAAATTCAATGAACCAGAAACCAATGGTATTGGTGAACTAGGTGCACGGAATCCAAATGGTATCAATGTTTTACTATTTGCAGCTGTGTCGACACCTGCCTCAACCTCTACCCTAATAAATTTTGATTGATTTGGATAATCTCCACTAACTATAATATCATTAGCATCATTAATTGTTTGATATCTGTCGCCAATTACTCTAGAAATATATCTACTAGAATTTGGATCTAAATTAACATTTAAGAAAATCTCGACGGTATCAGGTGTTGCATCAGTGTCTTGTGATGTATATGGTGAATTAGCAATACCAGGTGCTGGTGATAATGTATTAACACGTCTAACTTGAACGGTAAATGAACCATACCCATTTGGATCAGCAACTTCGTCTGCCGTTCTAATATCTCGTATGGCTATTTTAGTTTCATAATTAACTGTATTGCCGTGTGATATTGTATGGAATTTAAATAAATTTTTAGATACACTTCCAATTAATTGTGATGTTATCCATGGAGTGTTTGCAGTTTGGTAATCTTGTAACAATTCAAAATTTGAAATTTTTGCTAATTCAACTGTAACTTGACCAATATTGTTAAATAAACTAGCTGCGTCATAATTTTCATATTGCACATATACTTGATAATCTAATGATTTTGG